AGGATTATTAAATGTTAATGCTATGATAACTATGAGTGTAGGTGAAATGCTCACTAATCTTATATTTTCTGGTGCTGAATACAATTCTATTAAATGTCAAGGAAATTGGATGTGGAGTGTTAATCACAAAAACTACAATTATTTATTATATTTAGCTGTTGAAAAATTACGCAGAACTCTAGGAACATTGGGTATTGGCATAGATGGTGGAAAGGATTCTCTCAGTATGAATGTAAAATATCTAGATGAAAAGATTATCTCACCTAATAGTTTTGTAATTAAGAGTTATTCTAAGGTAGTTGATACCCGTATAGCAGTAAAACCGTTCTTTCTGGGTCCTAATCACGATATAATATATATTAATCTTGGAAAGCAATCCAGAAGAAGGATGGGTGGTAGTGTTTATTTCACCAAGTATGATAATATAGCAAATGACAAACCCCCTGAATTTGATAATTCTGTAATTGAGGTGTTTAAGAATTTTTGGGATACTATACAAAGTGAATTACGCAATGGTAATATATATAGTGGTCACGATATATCTGATGGAGGAGTTATAACTAGTCTCATAGAAATGAGCATATCCAGTTTCTATGGAATGACACTTTGTATTAATTCAGGATTACCAAAAGAAAAATTTTTATTCTCAGAGGAACTTGGATTAGTGATAGAATTTAATCCCAAATTTACTAGTAACTTTATAGAATTTATAAATAGCGTTTTCCCTATGATTTATGCTGAAAAAATAGGTGTTACCACATTCGAACCTAGAGTAAAAGTAATGTATAATCGTGAATTCTTATTGTCTAAATCTACGAAGGAACTATCACGTGAATTTGAAAAAACTAGTTATAATTTTGAGTGTATGCAAATGAATAAGGAACTTGCTAAGGCAGAATATGATACTATTGACTCTCGTAAACACTTTAATTACACTACTAATTTTAATGTAGCGGAATTAACTAGACTTAAAACTGATAAGAAGAAGAGGACAATCGTTTTAAGGGATATTGGTTCTAATAGTGATAAAGAAATGAAAGCTGCTTTCTTCAATGCTGGATTTACTGTATTTGATATGACCACTGATGAATTCATAAAAGCAGTTAATACCAATACAAGTCTTATGAATTCTGTTAATGTTATCGCATTTTGTGGCGGATTCAGTCGCTCCGATGTATTAGGAGCTGCCGTAGGTTGGTATAATATTCTCTGGAATGATTCAACTGTTGTAAATTACCTTAATTGGTTTTATAAACAAAACGACAGATTTAGTATAGGTATTTGTAACGGTTGCCAACTTATGTCGCAAATGAATTGGATTCCACACTGTAAAATAATCGAAAATGATAGTGGTAAATTTGAGAGTAGATTTCCATCTCTTGTAGTAGGAAACGCAAATTGTGCCTTCACACAAGATTTACAAGGCACATATTTTGGTATGAATAGTGCTCATGGAGAAGGTAAAATAGTATTAGAAACATGTGATTCAACTGAAAGAGCTAATATAATTAATAATAATGTGCCATTTTTCTATGCTGATTATAATGGAAATCCTACTACTGATTATCCATTTAATCCAAGCGGAAGTGAGTGTGGTATAGCCGCATTATGTTCCGATAATGGAAATCATATGGCCATTATGCCACATCCAGAAAGGTCATTTTTAACAAGTCAATGTCAATATGGTCCAAAACCTTTCCGTGACCTTCATTATAGTCCATGGTTTAAAATTTTTATAAATATATATAATAAACTTAATGAGTAGTAGTAGTAGTAGAAGAACTGTTTCCAGTAATCGTAATTTAAGCACACCAATAAGCATTAGACATACTAGTGTTAGAACAAGCGCACAAATAATAACTAGTTATTTTTCTTCAATAATAGGTGGAGAAACAGATTTATCTAAAATAACAATTGTGTGCTTTGACATTAAATCTAAAGGGAACCAAATAATTATTAATTTCGCAGCCGATACGTGTGGTGTTTTTTATAAATGTAGGCTAACTACAATTAATAATTTTATGAAAGTAGAAGAGTTATTTCATACAATATCTCCCTATGGAGAACTACCCGAGTTACTATTCACTTTAGTATCTACTATTATTAATCAAAATACACCTATAAAAACCAAAAAAACATTAGGAATAATAATTACAAAAATAACCAATGGTTCTGGTAGAAATACATCACTATCAAACGCAGTAGAATATACAGTAGATAAAACAGAAAGAGGAGCGGAAGCTAATAACGATTGTCCAGTTTGCTTAGCTAAATTAGAAAATGTAGAGAAAATTACATTAAAATGCTATCATAGAATTTGTCGTGACTGCCTATTTAATAGTATTGATAATAATTTATTCAGCTGTCCTATGTGTAGAAAACCATTTTTCCCAGTTGGTAATTCTTCAGGGAATGCTGGAACGGCTGCGGGTGTTGCTGGAATGGACGCATATGACATAGGAGATATGGCATAAATTTTTTATTTATTTTTTTTGCCAAGAACATTTTCTTTGGTCATGAACATTTATTTTACATTCTAAATTCTGTGTGTTCAATGGATTACCGAGACTTCTTAAACAATTGTCTCTAGTTTGAACTTTATTACGAAGTAGATGTGGTGTATCTGTTGGTTCGCACATATTTTGGTAGACTTGACTTCTTAAATATGAACCAGGAAAGCAGTTGTTTTCTGGAGTACATTGTGTGTTTTTTTTACAGGTGACACTAGTTACAGGAGAGGCATTGGCTGCTAAATTACTCATATTTTCTTGTTTCCCATTTTTTCTTACTACACAATAAATAGATAAGGCTACAATAACAAGAGTTAAAAATAAAAGGATAATGTCGGCTTTCATAGTATAATATATAATAAAACAATATTTTAATTTAATTTAAGTTTTTTACAATTCCTACACCAATAACGTCACCTGTTTCATTCTTTATTAAAAAACTTCCTAAGGTGTAATCCTTTGAGTATAATTTTAATGGCAGTTTTTCCCTTGATTGAAAAATTATAATTCCAGTTTCTCGATGTTTTAATTCGTTCGGTTTTTTCTCTATTGTTTTATTTAAATTATTAATAGTTTTCACAATATTAACTACTTTCACTGAAGAATCTCTACCTATAGTATTTATTGAAAGCACTGAATCTCTATTTATTTTGTCATTAATAAGAAGAACTTGTGCTGTAATTAATGTATAATTATTAACTATTTCATCGGAACTTACTAATATGTCACCAACGGATAATTCACTCGCATTTTTAATTTTCATACCTATTAAAGCACCCTTTGTTGCCATTTTTGTATCAATATGGGCTACTTGAAGTTCATCTATTTTATATGTTGCTCCAGTTCTTGAATTTTTTAAAAATCCATTTAATTCAACATTTCCTCTAACTATAGTAGCATTAACGCCCGAATATCTATTACTCAGTTGAAACACATTATTTATTGGAACACATACATTACTGTCTACATTCTTTCTTTTTTGTTCCATACGCAAATAACTATTAAAACTATTATCTAGTTCTTGACGATTAAACTTGGTTACAACAAAAATACGATTTTTCTTAAAATTTCTATTTGTAAATAATTCTCGTGTTTTATTAATAATTTTTGTATTATCTTTGTCTTCCGGAATATTAATATAAACAATTACGCTCTTAATTCCTAAAATATTCGCCAAAAGTATTTGATTCTTTAATTCGTTTCCTACTGAGGTTTCGCTATCGATATAAAATAAACCAATTTCACATTGAATAAGTGAGTTATTAAAAACATCGTTGATTTGAGGTTCTATACTATAAATATTAACATTTCTGCCTTTCATTTTAAAATTCCAAATAATAGGCATATTGTTATCTATTGTTTGTTTCCTTTCATTTAGTACATTCTCTAATTCTTCCGTTATTTTGTCGTCACCTTCACTTATTTTAGTTGTTAAATTATTGCTATTATATAGACCTAATAGTCTAGCTAAGAAGCTATTTCTATTTTCTCCGCCTATATAAGCAACGTTTAAGCACATTTGGTTCATATTAATAATTTAATATTACATTTTTATAGAATTGAAGTATTTTGACCTAATAAAAATTAGAATTATCAAAATAAATGAAAGATATAGAAAGAAAATTTTGGATTATTTTTATCGATAAATTTAATTAATTGAAATCAGAACCTAGCATACCTTCAGCAGAATAAAAAAGTGTATTATCTACACATTTATTGTCATAATCAACTACTGGTTTAAGATATGATTTATCCTCTGGCTCACTTGCCATTCTTGTTGGCATATTAGCATCATTATCTACATTAGATGGGGTTGGTTTTCCCTTGCTCTTTTTATTCTTTTCGCATTTAATTTTCTCTTCAGCTAATCTTACACCAAGTAAATCACGGAGAGCATTTAATTTAGCTAATTTATCTTCTGAGTCACCACTCATCAAATCATTAATCATTTCTTCTATACTCTTTGTACTTTCAACAGTTTTGATTCCGTAATATTTACATTTAGGACACTGGTTTGGTGGACATCTTCCACCTTCTTTACAGGGTGGTGGTGTAGGGCATGCCTGAGGAGGTGGGCATCTTAAAGGTTTGGGTTTTGGTGGAACTGGGCAAGGAGGACATTTAATTACATTCTTACATTGTTCAATTCCACAAGGTGCTGGTTTAGGACATATTTCTTCTGGACTAGGGCATTTTTTACAGAAACCAGCGGATACTTTTACTTTAGGACAGATACAAGATGGGCATTTGCTTGCTGGTGGAATGCTTGATTTAAGAACAAAATCACGCATATCTGGCACCTTTGGACACTTAACCATCTCATTCATTTCGGTTTTTTTAACATATTGAGTAAGATCGAAATCAGGGGCTACTGGACAATACTGACCAGCTGCGGATTTAGCAGCTAATTCTACATTAGTTTTCTTAACATAATCATTGTCATGTTGATGGTGTTCGCTTAATCTATCTAAAATTAAGTCTAATTTATCTTCCGATTCTTCTTCCATTTTATCTTCAGCATCTGCTATGTAATCTTTAGCAATTACATCTGGATGAACGTTTTTATATGGACAAGACTTGAAATTTTCTTGAACTTTACGTGAGCCAACTAATTTCATTGCTAAGAAACCCAAAACAATTAAGACAGCAAATGCTACTACTAACTTTAAATACATTTCTTTATTCATTATGTATATTATTAGATTTTATTTTTTTTTCTAATCGATTAAATCTGGATTACAATATCCGCACATTGATTCCACAGCATCTCTAGGTATCCATTGGTCTAAATTACAGTTTCTTTCATTTTCCTCTAAAGATTCATTTGAATCAAATTCACCAGAGGTATTATTTAAATCTGAAATTCCCATTTTACTAATAATAGTATTAATTGATTCTTGGTCTAATTTTATTTTAATGTCTAATGTGTCTCGATTTCTGTTTGTTATTCCCTGATATTCTTCACTATGAACCTTAAACCTCTGGTTTGTTCGGTTACTTGCTTTTACTAATGATAAATCTGTATCTCCTACATGAAGGACCATGTTAGAAGCACCGGGTGCCTTTACGAAATAATATGGGAATTCCTCTTCTGTTGCTGGAATGTAAGTTCCTTGTCCTATATAATTTGCTACATCTCTCATATTTTCCATTTTTACTAATTTAAATGTTTGCGCATTATCACTATAATCTGATGTAGTTCGTGATATAATATCATTGGAAACACTCAATGAATTAAAGTTATCAGATTTAATATTTACAATTGTGGTAGGAGTAGTACTGGCGTTGAATGGAAGAGCTACTACATTGTATCTCGCTGTAGAATAAATACTTTCTATGCTTTTTACAACGGCTTCTTTTTCTTGATTGTTAGTCGCATTGTTTTGTGAATTACTTACAGCGTTATTGAAGCGCTTTTCCATTTCACTAGTTTCATTGCTGTTTTGGAATCTTTCACTTAATACTCCTGATAAATTGAAAAGTAAATCAACTAAAATGATGATTACAATAAGTATAGAGACAACAAGTCCAACCTTTTTTATTTTTGAATTCATTATATATATAATATTCACATTTTTATTAGGCTAAAGTATCCAATTCTTGATAAATGGCTTGGAGTATTTCACGATTGGAATCTGCCTGACTTTGAACGTCTGGCGAATTATCGAAACTTGCCACTTCAGAGTTAGGAGAACATTTTAATACAAGATACTCTCTGTTTTTTACCTTTTCAGCATCAGAAATTCTTGAACTTGCTCCTGCCATTTTTAATTTTTCTAAGTGACTTTCTATTAAATCTAATTTGTTTGTTATATCGCGGTTCATAACATTTACACTACTACTATCACCATCAATTTCTGTCATATTTTCTAGTAATTTGTTTATTTCATTCAATGAATTATCACTAAACCTTTCACGTTTTGTTAATTTTCTAACTAATGATAATGCTATAACAAGTATTATCAAGATTAATGCTGAAACTACAATGTTTTTAGTATTAAACTTCATTATATTATAAATAAATATTTTATTTTAATTTACTCTGTAATTCACCCAACTCTTTTTTAGTTTTTTCTACGTCTTGTTTTTGAATTTTGTATAACTTTAAATTATTTTTTATTTTACTTCTTGTAGCATCTGAAATAAAGTTTTCAAATTTAGTTTGATACATTATAATTGCTAAGAAAAGCATTATTATAAATACAACAGTTGTTCTATCGGATAATCCTAAGGTTTCACGTGTTGCTAAAATTGTTACAAAAGAAACTAAACATAAAAAATAGAAATTCATTTAATATTAACCGAGATATTTTTAGAATTTATTTAAAATTAAATCGATTTCTCTTAATTGATGAAAAGGGTTTTCGATTAATTCACCATTAGCTGAATATGACGGCATATTATCTGGACTAATTGTGGTTTCAGGTTGAGGTGCCATAGTGCTTGACATATATGGTGAAGGCTTACATTGTATGCGATCTGACGCTGGTTCGTTGTATAAAAGACAACCTGTGTCTTCTGAGAATTGTTTTAATGCTTCACTATTAGTTTTTCCGGTTCTTGTAGGAATCATTGGGGAAATCATTGGAGCACTCATTGAAGCACTCATTTGAGCACTTATTGGAGCACTCATTTGAGCACTTATTTGAGCACTTATTGGAGCACTATCGGGAATAGGACCAGCTACCGCGGTGGTTGTCTCTGGTTCCCATACTTTACAATACCCATCAACCCATAAACATCCATTATCAGGACTACAATTTCCTTTTCTATTTTCATATTCTACTTCATCATATGCTTCTTCATCATTTGCTTCTTCATCATATGCTTTACTACATTTATCATCTTCAAAATTATAATTTTTTGGAAGGCACATAACTTGATTTTCGTCATATTCACAACCAGCATTCTCACATCCTTCGGCGTCTTTTATGTATCTTTGACATTTCAAAAATGCTTCATTTACACAAAAATGTTTGCTTTTAGCATCCATTTTCTCTTTTGGTGTCATATTTTGATTTACACTACCTATCCACATACATCTATTTTTATGCTGTTCATTTAATGGTTCGCATTCACTCTCTAATTTTCTGTTAAAACAAATTGATTTACCTAGTTCTGAACTAGAACCACTTGCTTCTCCTTTACCTGGACCACTTCTTATTATTCCTTGAAGTCCCATTACTCCCATGTCTGTAGATGGCATTCCTTCCATTCCTGGAGGTCCCATTTCTGGAGGTCCCATTTCTGGAGGTCCCATTCCTGGAGGTCCCATTCCTGGAGGTCCCATTCCTGGAGGTCCCATTCCTGGA